CCTCCAAAATGTGACCCAAAAACAACTGGACCTATTACAATTATGGGGCAAACCCATGGGATTTTGGTATGCCTATGGAGAAGACTGGAAAGAGTATGTCCATGCGCAAAATACAGGCAATAACAACCAAAGAGGCCATACGAAGAAAAATACGGCGGTTCGCCATGAGTTTCTCCTTCCTGAAGAGGCCTTTGTCACTGAGATGAAAGAGGCCACGCCCCATACGATTCTTGAACTCTCCAAGGCCAATCTGGATGCCTTTATGAAACGGTTTGTCAAGAAGACCCATCGTCTTACCTTACGCCAGGTATTGGAAATAGCGTTTACCAAAATGGGCACGGAGGGCGAACCTGGTCGCATCCTTCACGAACTATCAGAAAAAGACGAGGAATTGGGACAGTTTGTGAAAGATGTACAAGAAATGATGGAAGAAGACATGTATGCGGAATTGATGGATTGGATGGGAATGATGGTGGATAGTGACGACGTGCTTGAAAAGGGGCTTGCCGATTATGTCGTTACTCATTTCAAATCTACCCTTTCCGAGTATTCCCCTTCCCGTGAGGCACAGACCCACGATCAGATTCACGTATTTGATTGGGGAGCGTTCTGGAGAGACGTATCCAGCAAGGTAGGAGGCGTAGAGTTTCACAGCGACCTGTTTGACGTGGATTCGTGGAGGGAGATATGGCTTCCATGGGCGGATAAACTGAGTGTTCGGTCAGGTGTCATCTTTCATCCTTCTCGCTTTCGTGGTGGCATTCTGAGGGAGCAACTTGCCTCTCCGATAATGGGGGGCACTCGCCGAAGGCAGGAGGGGCGCACTTGCCGACACAGAAGGCAGGCAGGCACCCGTCGAAAAAGGCAGGCAGGCAGTCGCAGTCGCAGACGATAGAAGGCAGGACTCACTCCCTCACCATCATCCACAGGGACAAGCCCTCCTTAAACAATCGGATATCACTCAACAGTTTCTTTGCTAATCCCTTCGTGTCGTACCTCCGATACGAGGAGAAGAGCCAAATCGATTGATTGTACGCCTTCCAGCGTTTGTATTGTGTATAATCGGAACGGATGGTACGATAAATACTATTCAACTCCTGATGATAGGCCACATGTATTTCGGAAGAAGAAGTACTTGTTTCGTCGTCAAATACAAGTTCCATCCATTTGAGTAAGCGTTCTACCTGTAAGCGTTCCAACTCCTTCTCCTCCTCGTCTGCCGAGGACGGAGCGACGGTTCGGTGTAAGGTAGACGTAAAGAGAGATCCAAGCTGTTTTATCACAAATCCAGTCAGGAGTTCCGAAGTGAGGAGGGAGGACATTCTAGTTACACGTAGGAATATATTGCCATGATTGGTCACGGCAGATAAGTTCCCACGTTTTATCCTGTAAATACAGTTTATCACGGTTCTTCAATAAGGGAAAGCAGGCCAAATATTCATCCATCTCGAGAAGCTCGCAGAACTTGTAAAGGACATAACCATACGACAGGAAATTACGACGACCCTTTGGACAATGCTTCTTAAATGACGGTTGAATTTCACGGAACATGTGCCGAAGCTTTTCCTCGTCTTCTCGGGACATAAAAGGCGCATTTTGGCCATTCAGACGATTGATGATATGAGGAATGTGCTCGTAATACTTAGAACATTTCATCTTTCTCAGAATCTCACGCAACTTGGTGGGTTTCAAGGAGCTCATGTTTGTAATGCGCTCCTTCTTCAATTGAATGAGAATCGCATCGTAGATTTCCTGTGGGATTTCCGTGCTCTCTTTGGCTTGAAATTGGGCCAACCACTCATTAAAATGATTAATCTTCTTGTACGCATAATACGACACTTCACGGGGCGGGTCCTTGTAAGAGGGTTTGTCCGAATCCACCAAAATAAACTCCTGAAAACCGCACTTGGAGCAGGTTAAATTGGCTTCATTGAGACACATAATCATCTCACTGTTACATTTGGAGCAAATCGTCCAGGGGTCCTCATACATATCATTCGTAGAACGAACCATTGAAGGGTCCTCTTTCTGTAAGTATTCATTGAGGAGCTGGTTACGATGGAGACTCTTTTGTTCGGGTGGGACATACGCCTTTTTCTCTTCAGGGGCAGGGGCAGAGGCAGAGGAGGCAGACAAGTCTTGGGCAGAGGCGAGATTCTTCTCTCGTTTCTCCTCTTCCGCCACTTCCTCCAATAAGGCAAGAATGGAACCTGGTTTCGCACGATTGGAACGATAACTCATGGTCCCTTGTTGGATTTGGTCCTGGATGTCATAATACTGATAAAGGATATCACCCGTTCGCAGGTAATAATCCATGAGTTCAGAGCCATCCTCAATGGAGGTAATTTTCTTTTGAAGTGCTTCGGCCTCCCGCTCCCATCTCCATCGCTCCATGTCCGAGGTAGTGGCTGCGATTTTCTTTTTCCATTCTGCCAATTGGTCCTTATAGCGTTGTACATTCTGTTGGTCATTACGCATGGTCTGTATTTTCTGTTGATGGATGGCATCGAGTGTGGTACGCGCTTCCGGATTGCTACGCTTTGTGGTTTTCACTTTAAAAAACACATTGTCGCCCATACCGCCCAAGAAGTTAGTCGTAAGGTGCGGGGGGTATTTAAATGGTCCCCCTGTCCGTTTGCCTGCCTCCTGTCCGTTTGCCTGCCCCTAGAAACGATCAAGGGTCTTTTTCTTCATCTGTATCCTCCTCGTCCTCATCCTCGCACGGAGTATCCCCATAGAACAAATAATGATGAGATAGTTGTTCGATGGGTTCATTCTCCTTTACATAAAGCATCGTCTGGATGAGGTGTTCGATTCGTTTCTCCATTTCCACCTCATCCACCTTCATTTCTCCATCCGAACCATACTGGAACGGAGTGGGATGTCGTATCCCATTGATTTGGTACCCATCCGGATTAAAACGGAGAAAGACCAGTTTGCGGTATCCGAGGTCTTCGTATAGGTCCGTCTCCCGCTTCTGTTCACAGGTATAACTTGCGTGACGGAATTCATCAACCTCAAGGATGAGACAATGGCTTCCAAAATCAATCAGGATATCGGGACGATAACGGGTACAACCGCCATCAATACGACGGTCATGCGTCATGGTGAGGGAATCTCCGAAATACGTACGGAGGGCGTCCACGACGTAGTGTTCTTTTAGGCGATAACGGCGTGTGCGGGGTTCATCGGGATGAAGCACACAGTAGCATCGGAAGCAATAGGGATAACATTGGGATTTATCTCGGACGAGAACATACCTACAGTGTTGGCAGGCGGATTCTGGCGTACAAAGATAACAATGATTTTTCTGCCGACCGTGTTTACATACGTAGGAGGCATCCGTACATTCGAGACACATGTGTTTTCGTCGCTGATGCTTACATATCTTTGACCCTCCACATTCTACGCACTGACTACGTATTTTTTGGTGGTCGCAGATGTTCGGGCCCGCACAGGGGACGCACCAGTTCTTATCCCTTCCGTGGGGACAGATGTCCGAACCTCCACACGGGGCACAACGGGAACGGCGTCTCCCGTGTTCGCACATCTGTTTCCCCTTGCATTCGACACATATCTCTCGTCGGCGATTATGCTCACACCTTTCCTTACCCCCACATTCCGCACAACGGCTACGTAGCTTCTGATGTTCACAGATGCACCCCCCTTTGCATTCGACACACCGTGTTTTTCTCTTCCCGTGTTCGCAGATGCTTGCTCCACCGCATTCACGACAGTATTGTTTCATACGGCCATGAATACATATCGCACTTCCTTTACACAGCTTACAACCGCTACGTACCTTTTTGTGTTCGCATCTCCCGGCACCTCCACATGCGATACACGTGTAAGGATACTTGTTATGTTCGCACTTCTTGCGCTGATACTTGGGTTTCTCTGCGGACATCGTTGGGAATGTTAATTTATTGGCTTATATTGTAAGGCTCCGGCGAATCAATTTTTAGGCGGAGGGGTCTCCGGCGGAGAAGGGCGTGTGTTTCCTACTAAAATATTTTCTATTCTTTAAGTATAAATCGACAAAAATGACGGGCGGCGGGTTGATGCAGCTAGTGGCCTATGGTGCCCAAGACGTTTACTTGACGGGTAACCCACAGATTACCTTTTTTAAGGTCGTGTACCGTCGTCACACCAACTTTGCCATGGAGTCCATTGAGAACCCATTCAACGGTGCTCCGAACTTCGGCAAGAAGGTGACCTGCACCATTCAGCGCAATGGTGATTTGATTCACCGTCTGTACCTGCAGGCGACTCTGCCTCAGGTGGCTCTGCAGCCATCTGATGGTTCGGGTGCTCAGTTCCGCTGGTTGAACTGGATCGGCCACAACCTCATCGACTACGTCGAGATTGAGATCGGTGGTCAGCGCATTAACTCTGTCAGTGCGGAAAAGTATCACTCCCCTATGGTCTGTTGTGCGGCCTAGGGAGAAAAAAGTTTAGTAGGACACAACCTCCGGCGAGCTGACCCCTCGCACACAAGGAGTCTACAGATGCTAGTCTGCCTCTTGTCTCATACAGCCAAAGACGAGAAGGCGGGCAACACTTCCAAATTGCGGGAAACCCCCAAAGCTTGTAAAATTGAACGATTTCAGAATCGAGAATGTACGGTAAAGATGGAAGAGGAAAGAACATGTCATGAGTGCGGAACAACAAAGGCTCTTAACGAATTTCAATATTTGAAGAGACGCAATAAAATGGAGTTCCGCATCTCCAGTAAATGTAAGACATGTTACTCTGAACAAGTAAAGGCAGAAAAGAAGGAATACTATCAAAAAACCAAAGAGCGTCATGCGATGTACAATGCGGACCCAGTCAACAAGGCTCGGCGCAATGAGCGCAACAAAGAACGAAAGAAGACGGAACCCCTATTCCGGATGAATGAATCCCTAAAAGTGCGGATTCATGAAGTCTTGAAGGGGTACAAGAACTGTCGTTCCAGTAAGTTGCTTGATTGTACTCGCAATCAGCTACAAGAATGGCTGACCTTCAACTTCGAAGAAGAAATGACACTCGTGAATCAAGGAACCTACTGGCACATTGACCACGTCGTTCCCATTTCCTTCTTCGATAATACAAACCCTAACGAGCAACGCCTGTGCTTTCATTGGACGAATCTACGACCCCTTAAAAAGTCACAGAACATCTCCAAATCCAATGCCATCCATCAAGACTACATTCAAGAACATTTCGAATCCATTAAACGATTCTGTGAAATCAATCAACGGTACCAAGTAGATGCCGAAAGGTGTCTATGGCAGAGATTTGAACTCTGGTATGGTAACAATCCACAAGATGAAGTTGCTTTTGAAGAGCAACTGAAACGGGCAATCCGCAGCCAAGTTCCTAACCCCGTTAACGATGAGGGTACGGAAAAGGTTCAACGACTAAATGCCAGTGGGCCTGAGACAGCTAATCCCTGTCCGTGAAGGCTTAAGATATAGTCTACTCCTCCATGAAAATGGAGGTACTGTGAAAAATGAATATTCGCCACATTCATACTTTGTACCGTAAATAACGGTACTTTTTCACAATAGTCTGTGACAAGCACTATGGCGATTGGCTGCACATCTGGAACGAGCTCACTCAGGAGCCCGGCAAGCAGGCTGGTTATGCCAAGATGGTCGGCAACGTGCCAGAGCTGACCAACCTGCTGTACCAGGGTGGCTCATCGTGCGACAACGATTGCTACGGTGGCGAGCCCCTGACCTCCGAGGCCCTGACCTCGTGCGCCCCGATGTACACCCTGTACATCCCGCTGCAGTTCTGGTTCTGCCGCAACCCAGGTCTGGCTCTGCCGCTGATTGCTCTGCAGTACCACGAGGTCCGCATCAACCTGGAGTTCAACTCCCTGAACAACCTGTGCTGGGACTACTCGAACTCGGCCGACCCCCACGCCATCCGCAACCGCGTCGGCCAGTGCGGTCTGGCGGCTGCCTCGCTGTACGTGGACTACATCTACCTGGACACCGACGAGCGTCGTAAGTTCGCCCAGGTCTCGCACGAGTACCTGATTGATGTCCTGCAGTTCACTGGCGGTGAGTCCATCACCTCCTCGGCCAACAAGCTGAAGCTGAACTTCAACCACCCATGCAAGGAGCTGGTGTGGGTCGTCCAGCGCGACTCGTTCGTGTCGTGCGACGACAGCATCATCAACCCATGGAAGGGTCAGCAGCCCTTCAACTACTCGGACTGGTGGGACCGCTCGGTCCTGGAGTCGGGCTACTCGGTCACTCGTGTGGAGGGCATGGCGGGTCGCAACCCAGTCATCACCGCTCTGCTGCAGCTGAACGGCCACGACCGCTTCCAGGTGCGCGACGGCCACTACTTCAACTTGGTCCAGCCATACCAGCACCACACCAACATCCCAGCCGTCGGTATCAACGTGTACTCGTTTGCCCTGCAGCCTGAGCAGCATCAGCCGTCGGGCACGTGCAACTTGTCACGTATCGACAACACCACTCTGCTGCTGACCGTGTCGAACAACGCCGTCGGCACCAATCTGTCATCGTCGGTGCGTGTGTATGCTACTAACTACAACGTGCTGCGTATTATGTCGGGAATGGGTGGATTGGCGTACTCGAACTAAAGACGTTGTATGGGTTACCATCTTATTATACATATTCTTATAAACATTGCCTACTATTGACCGTGAATCACGACCCATAATAGTCAATCCAATCTTTCACCTCTGTCTAAATTAAAAAATTGAAGATACCTACGTATCCCTTATCGAGACAAACCTCCACGATTATCCTGCCATGTCAACTGCTGCCGCCACTTCCGCTACCGCCACCGCGCCCACTGCCACCACTTCCGCCCACTGCAAAGCGCTCGTCGCCCAAGGCCCTCGCAAAGGTCAACCTTGCCAAAACGTTCCGCTTGCCAATGAATACTGTATCCATCATCAACGCAATTATGAGTATGAGCTGGCGATTCAGGAAGGTAAGAACGTGTGTGGTATGTTCTTTCGTGGCTGTCAGCAAGAGCGCTCCGCGGATGACCTTGAGAAGGGTTACAAACACTGCAAGGCGTGTCGTCAAAAGAAGTCAGGTAAAAACCATCCGTGCGAGTACGATGGATGCTCGTTCATGATCGAGGACAAGGACCAAAAGTACTGTAAGAAGCACATACGTCAACATCTTCGAGATAACGAAGAAGAGAAGTCCATCCGATATTGTGATATCGAGCGCGGATGTTTTGGAATCATCCAATCAGGGACCAAATGTGAGGGCTGTAAGACAAAAGAGCGCGCACAGGTCGCACAAGACCTCACTCGACTACGAAAACAATACAATATTCCCGTGATGGATGAGAATCAACTGAGAGAGGCCTATCCTCTATCCTATCGAATGCAAGAGAACAAGATATGCAGTATGAGTGAATTATGGAGAGGAATTCAGAGAAATGCATACATCCGCAAACTACTCTTTCTCCTGACTCAACAGGATTTCGAACGTCTTGTCTCCCAGGCCTGTTATTACTGTGGTTTCTATTCCTCCATACGCTCTGTAAGTATTGACCGTATCGACAACAATAAAGGATACATCCTCTCCAACTGTATCTCCTCGTGTAGAGAGTGCAATATGATGAAAGGTGGTCAACATCCCATCGAGTTCCTCTCGAAAGTAGAGGCCATTCATCGCTACACCACGACAGGTGTTCCTCTCTCCAAGACGCTTGTCGATACGTGGCGTCATACCTACCTATCGACTTCCCCCCGCTTGACTCATAAGAGATACGAAATCGATACCAAGAATCGAGAAATGGAGTTCCTCTTGACAGAGGAAGAATACAAGACACTACTTGCGGGTGAATGCTATCTATGTGGTCTCCAAAACGGAGAGGGTCACGAAAACGGAATTGACCGGATGGATGCATCCATTCGTGCCTACCACTTTGACAATTGTCGACCCTGTTGTGGACATTGTAATGTGATGAAGAAAGCGATGACACGTGAAGAATTCACGGAAAAATGTAAACAAATCTACGAACATCGTCCGGATCGAACCCTCTTCCAATCCGTACCCATCTACACTCATCTGAAGTGTCGTAAAGAAGTCTACACTTCCGAAGAGATTGCCGACTTGATGAAGAAGGGTGGATACATGTCCTATCTTGAGTGGTGCACCGAACACGGTCGTTCTCCTGAGTTCATTGATGCGATGAATCAACTCCAACACCATACCGAACTCGCCACGAATATTCCAAAACTGGTGGAAGCCATTCGCTCGGAACTCGAAAAGGAACGTAAGCGAAAGAAAACGGACGAGGAACAACTTCAGATGAAAACGATAAACTGTCGTACGCTATACTCCTATCTTACTCAAGGCAAGGAAGACGACGTTGTGAAATGGTACGAGACCCATTACACCAAGTCCACACTCTTTCACGAGAAGTTGAGAGAATTGATGGACCAGTTACCTTCTCTGACTCACGAAGAGGGTGTGGACGCATGTCAAGCATTCATGTATGCGGAAAAGAATCGTCGTGTCTCACAAAAACGGCGTGAAGACTTAAAGAAGGTAGTGAAGTATGCGTCCTTAGAATCGTGTGAACGTATGGACGAAAAAGAACCATTGCCTCCTTCATCCTCTCCTGCTTCTATCCCATCCACTGAATCGGTTGAGGACTCTGTTGCTAAAAATGTAGAAACAGTACAGAAACAAGTTGGTTATCAGAAGAAGACAATCACTACCGTCAAACAATGGAAATCCTCGATGATTTACCGAGCCATCCAACACCATCAAGAGAACGAATACAAAACCTTTTGCGAGCAGAACAATGACATGACCCTCCTGCCTACCTGGGAAACGGACTGGGCGACCTTCGTTCTCTCCGTCAAGGGTCGTTCAGAAGCGGAAGCCCTCCCGCTCATCACCGCCTTCGTAGAGAATCTCCGTCGCATTCGTCATAACAAATTATGCTATGACAAAAACGCATCACTCGTGGAGAAAGAGGACCGTCAACAATGGCCTGCCACGACGGTGGTTCGCGCCTTTCTCGAGGGAAAGATGGAGGCTTTCAAGAGATTTGTGGAGGCCTCCGCGGATGAGAATCCCGCCGACCCCAAATGGGTCAAGCGATGGACGGGCTTTATGGATTCATTGGAAAAAGAGAGGGCGGACCACGAACAGATGAGAACCCTGTGTAGCAAGTTTATGACGGCACAGCGTACCAAGAAATATCGGGCGAAGGCGAAAGCGTAAGCGGTCGGTGTGGCTCTGGGGTGTGGGTGCGACTGGTTCCGACTCAACGGACCACCTAAAGACAAACCATTCCACACACTCATCCTTCACCGTCACCCTAACGATGTCTGCCTCTGACCGTTGTACCCTCGTGACCGCCTTTTACCCAATACGTTCCAAGTTTCCAAAAGACCAATATGTGGAGTGGAGTCGTACGTTTCTTCGTCTCGCTGCCCCCATCGTTCTTTTTACGGAGGAGCATCTTGTCCCCACCTTTCAGGCGCTACGAGGTGACCGTCCCATCCATTTCATTCCCCTTCCCTTTGAGCAATTGAAGACGTGGACCCCTCCGCTCCGTGAGGCGTGGCAGGCACAACAAGAAAAGAATCCAGAGCGCCATTCGGCAGGCCATACCCCTGAACTCTTTGCCCTCTGGGCTCATAAATCTGCCTTTGTGGCCCAGGCTATTGAGGTGAATCCCTTTCACACTGACTTCTTTTTTTGGTGCGACATCGGTGCATTCCGACGTCCTGACCTCCCCCACGAAATCCTCGAGCGTTTTCCACAGACCCTCCACTTGCCCCGAGACCGTATTCTGCTTCAAGCGATGAAACCCCTCCCCCCTTCCGAAAAAGAGGCAGGTGCGGATGGGATTCGTGGTCCAGTGATGAGCGAGCAGTGGAACGACATCCGCATCGTCGGGGGGTTATGGGGTGGAGGAAAAGAAGCGTGTCTCACGTGGAACAAGGCGTTTGAGACGATGTTGGAACGATACCTCAATAGTGAGCGCTTTATCGGCAATGACCAAATGGTGATGCTTTCGACGTACTTGGAAGACCCTACAAGGGCGGTAGTGGTACGACCCACCCGAGCTGACATTGACCAATGGTTCTTTCTAGAGTATCTGTTATCCTCCCTGGCAGGCTATGAGCGGGAGGAGAGTTATGGAGGATAATGCGCAAGGAGCGTGGAAAGCGAGGAGTCAAAGACGGAGAGGGTTATTCCGTGAGCGTTTGGATGAATCACCGGATTGGAGAGAGAGGCAGGCAGGGAAGGGGGAGAACGTGACGTGGCAGGAAGCGAGGGGGCGGTCAGCGTGGGGGCAGGAGCAAGCGGAACAGAGACAGGAAAACCCCGTTGTGCTTGAAACAGTTCCGGAAAGGTGGGGAGTTTTCGTGGAGGCGCACGTTGCTGAATCCAAGACGTCATACTGTCTATTCGGGGAGAAAGGGTGAGGAGAAGAAGCACACCGATGTATAGCTTAAATCATCGGTCTGCTTCTGAATAGAATCACCACGAATCCGATGGGCACACGACTCTCGTTGGACCGATGTACGGAAGGGAAATGGTTTGATACCGACCTTCATACCTTGGACCGTAAACTACAGGCGATGGAACA